GAGGTTTTCAAAGTGAATGCCTGTTGGAACCTCAGCACTATTTCTAGTGCCTTTCAACACACTTATTTTAGCTTTCTCTTTGTACTCTGGACATTTTAAATGAATATCTAGTTTGCCTAGTTGTGGCATTCCAAAAGTTCCGTCCATCTCTGTTTGTGGTTTGTGAAATGATCCTTGCAAGATAACTGATCTATCTTCAGCCATTGAATCGATTGTAGTTTCATTACTGGTACCAGTAATTTTAACAAGATCCAAAAATCCCAAGCCGTGCGTATGCTTGACTATGTCTCTTAAGATATCTATCATAGTTAATATTATATAGGTTATTTAGATTTTAATCAAGATTAATTTCGTTAATGTTGTAAACAACCGGATTTTGTTTACCAGGAAGTTTAAATATAACATAGTTTGCACCTTGTTCAAATTGGTTAGTTTCAACTACTTCGTAGCCTGTGGCTTTTAGCATACCAACCATTTTTGTTTTGGTATTATAGTTCCAATAATTTCTTTTCGCCATTGCTAAATCATAATCATAATGACAATCAGCATATTGTATAAAACCATACCCACCTGGAATAAGGACTCTTTTGAGATCACGTAGATATTCTCTAATATGTAATTGTGAAAAAAACACAAATGTATCCCAACTAAACACAAAATTACACGATCCGTTAGGGATATCAGAGCAATCTGTTTTAGTAGTCAAATGGAACCTCAAGTGTTTACGGTGTAATGGATTAAACCTTCTAAAAACTTTATCTTTTATTTCAGGTAGTACGTCTAAAAAATAATTTGTAGTCCATCCCCTAAATTCTTTTGAAAACATTCCATTACCTGGCCCTATTTCCAACGAATTATAAAGGCTTTCTTTATTGAATTGGTAAATTTTTGTGCAAATACGTTTATATAAATGATCATCAACATTAGGTTTTTGTTTTTTAAATTCAAGGTCTTTTGCGTACCAGTCTCGCGGTTTGTCAATTTTATCAATTTCAAGTTCGTTGTTAGCATCCACAGCAATTTCAATATCTTTCAAAATTTTTAAATTTTTATCAATCAATTCTTGAAAGTCTGTACCTTTGGCTTTTTCCAGTTTTTCTATTAATAATTTTATTTCTTCAATGCTTAACATTTTTTGTATTTAAAATTCAAATAATTTATTAAACGTGTTACTGGTCTCCGTTGATTGCACGTCCCAATCCAGTACACCTATCAGATTGTCAATTTTTTGATCTAATATAGTTTGTTCCATTGCTTCAGAATCAAAAGGCAAGTCTTTAAACCAATCTGGAATACGTAATTCATCTACAGGATAAGCTATGCTTGTGTAATTTAATGGATTGTTCTTAAGTTTACAAACAATTACTTTTGCACCATCAGTGATAGGCAGTGAATATTTGTCACCATACATTTGTCGACATGTGTTCCAATTTATACTTGCTCTAACATGACCTGGCATATTTGCTTTGCCTTGTTTTTTTTCCTTCTCCCAATAGTCGGTTACGTTATTGGCACGTTTTGGAGATCCTTTTTCCCATCCAGGCCTAGCCTTGAAGTCCGATCTGAATTCAGATATTGCTTTAAGCACTTCTTCCTCAGTGTTGCCAATTAAAACTTTATAGAGAACATCACTTAAAAAGTTTTGCACAAACACAGGAGTATCTGATCTCTTCAAATCAAGACCCATTGCTTTAACTTTTCCTTCTTTACCTGTTTTATCAACACGTTCACCCTCTTTGTCATAGTATAACACTGCGTATCTTTTCTTTGTGATAAACAGTCCTTTCAAAGCAACAAGCTCTCGTCCTGCCTTTATCACTGCACCTCTTGTTGTAGGACAATGAAATGCCTTATTCATATAGCTAGCAAACGTTGTATTGACCTCATCAGCAATTTTATCATATAAACTTATAACACTCTCTTTGGTCCATGGTATTGATCCCGACTCAATTTCCTTTGCAAGTGTTTTATGTGCTGAAAAGTACACAGAGTCAGTATCACCGTATATAATGCTTTGACCAACATGATCATATTTGCCACCTATTATTTCATTTACTTTGGCACCCATGTGTTTTGTAATACATCTTCCTGTAAGTGTGACCGATTGTCCTATTCTCATATCAAAAAATCTACAACCTGGATTTAAAATGGCTCCATACAAACTATTTAAATTAATTTTTTTAACAAGCTGTCTCTTGTCCCAATATTCTTTTTCAATTTCATTATCACCAGCATCATGCATTTTACGTTGCATTTCCTTTCTTTCTGCGTACCATCGCTTTAAAAGTCCTGGAATAATTGCTTCAAATTCATATGTAAATATTGTACCGTTGGCACTCAGCATCCATTTGTTATTAGCTTCAAACACAACATCATACAATTGTGCCGCCGACATTCTCACACTTGTACCGTCTGTCCAATCTACTAGAACTTCAGTGCCTTTTTCTTTGTTCATCACTGCTTGATATTCCCAGCTACCGAATTGATTATCCCATGCGGCGGCAAAACTTTTTTTTTGTGATTTTGCCCTGTTTACTTCTGCAGAAGTTATTATAGGTCTTAGTTGTCCCACAATAGTTTCAGGCCCCATGTTCAATGCTCTAATAACACTTGGATATAGCGAATTTATATCAATTGATCCTATCCAATCATGCAAACCTTTTTTTGGAGTGGCCACATAAGCACCAGCCGCTGTTACTGGTTCTGCTTGCTTGTCTCTGTATTTTCTTCCTGGCACAATCATACCTCGTCTATGTGCTTCATTAACAATTGCTTGTTCAGTTACTGCGACTGCACCCATTGTTGTCTGTAGTAGTACTGTATTTTGGTGGGCTATTTCATTTGCAAGTTCAATAAATTTTAATTTTTTTTCAAGTTTAGCTAATAAGCTTGTGTCTTGTCTGTTGTATTCAATAAACAATCCAAAATCATTTTTATACAAATTGTCTAATGATCCCTCGTATATAGTTTTCTTTTCGCCCAATTCATGTTCACCAATGGCATCTAATCTAAAACTGTGTCGCTCTTCGTAAGTGTATTTCCTGTACAGTTCTAATAAATCTAAATGCACTCTCCCAATTAAATCATAACTTAACTGCTCTCTGCCATATTTTTCAAATGTTCTTTTTTTTGGCTTTTCTCCCCAAAAACATAAACGTCTAGTATCATCAGAACTGAGAACTTTTTGTATTCTTCCAACTGTGTAAGGGATATCATAACCTTCGGAGTTCCATCCTGACAAAATATCAGCATCTTCAACTAGTTGTAGAAAAGCATCAAGCATGTCTTTTTCGTTATCAAATAACATAGTATTTGGAAAACGTTCTGTCAGTTCTTTTGCCTCTTGCATTGATATTGTTTTAGGCGGAACAGCAAGTGTGACAAGTTGATCCGTCCATCCCATATAACAACTTATGGCAGTAATAGGCATGAACGGATCATCTGTTGTCGAATAACCCCTATCAGGGTCAAAGTCTACCTCAATATCAAAAAACATTACGTTCAATTTAGGAGTTTCTTTACCGAGATAATTCTCTTCTAAACATCTAAAAACTGGATTGATATCTTGTTCGTGTAGAGATTTGTTAGATCTAATACGTTGTTCCTTGATGAACTCCTTAGATGTTGCACAAGTAACTTTTTGTAATTGTTCGCCCGTGGTTGATCTGTGCTTACCTCTACTGTCTGGATAATAAAAAACATATCTTGCATCATACTCCACAAATACACGACCTTTTTTTGGATCACGTTCTACAACGTAAATTTTATCTTCGTCTTTTTTATATAAGGCGTCTATGTAACTCATTGTATGAATACTTTGTATAATCCTATTGTGTTCATTATTGTAAACCAACCTGTAAGGCATGATATCCAAACCAACCTACGTCTAAATCCTGCCCAACACATGGTGCTAGATCCAAGCCAGTATAATGGAAACACTATGTTCATTATAGGATGTGGTGAAGTAAAAGTCAATACTGCTGATCCACATATGGTTACAATTACCGAGAATATTTCAAGATAAAAAGCAAATGGATCTGTGATGTAACTCTTTACCCAAAATTCTTTGAGTAAGGTGTACACTAAAGTTTACCGGCTGTGTTTAGTATACTTTCTAATGTGTCCATGTCATCAGCAATATTTTGATAGTTGCCTCTATGTGCTACGGAAATTGCCTTGTTAATTAAGGCTGGTTTAAGCTCTAGTTCTTCAGCTATCGCTTTTACTGTGTCTTTTAGTCCTGTTCTTAAATCTTCCACTTCACCTAAAACTTGTGAGCCTTGTGAGATAATTTGTATTAGTTTTTGTTTTTCTGCTTCGTTAAAGTTTCTTACTGCCATATATTCTCCTTGTTGTCTGTAAGTATATAATAATTTGGTGATAATTGCAACTTAATTGAGTCCAAAAAAAGTTTTTTTCCAATAATTTTGCTGGGCAATATCTAAATTTGTCCATTCTGATTTTTGGTCAAGCATTTTATAACTAGATTCAATCCAATCGATTGAGGTCAACCAACTTTCCATTTTGGTTTTTTCTTTCAGTATTGCCTCGTATTCACTAGTACTAAAGTTAAATGAAATTAATTCAAAACTATTTCCTTGAGCATCACAGTAATCAATGTTGAATTGTAATCCCCATTTTGGTCGCATGTTAGCCAATTTGTATAATAATGGACATTTTTGTGCGAATCTTTTTAGTTGTTCCAGTGCTTCGTCTTGATATGCTGGCCTTTGTAGTAGAATCGCATTGTTTATATGTGGGCCATTATCAATGCCTTTTTTGGAACCTGTTTTC